TTTTTCTGATAATGCCAAAGTTCTTGGTCATAAGATCAAGGGATTCTCTGATTACCTCAAAGAGGCCCGAGAGGACTTCGAGACCTTCAAGAAGAATACCAAATCGGTCTTTACCGATCATGATACGACGGCAGAGCACCAGAACATGTCTGCCGATAAACACCCCCCAGAACACCAGCAGAAGGTCGCCCATGCGATTGTAGATCACTTCGCTACCAAGGCCGACCCCACCAAGGATAAGGCCTATACGCCCTGGATAATGAAGCGATATAAGCAGCAGGCATTCCGCCAGGAAGACCATCCCCGAATCAAGCAGGCCCTGACTGATTTCCATACCCACAAGAATAAGTTGCAAAATAAGGATATCAATAGTTATAAGAAGTTATCTGATGTGGAAGGTGCAGTAGCACCTCATTTAGGCACTGTGTCGAAGAAGGAAGAGGCCAGGACTGTCAAGCACGAGGGGGCCGATCTTATTCATTCCGAGAATGGTGTGACTGTCCATAAGCTCAAGACCAAGGAAGCGGCCTGTCATTATGGGGCCGGAACCAAATGGTGTACCGCAGCCACCAAGGGTGATAATTATTTTGATCATTATCATAAGCAAGGACCGCTATATGTGGTCCATACACCAGAAATACCAGAACACACCAAACCGGGAGCAAAATGGCAGCCCCACGAATCGGCTGCGAAATATCAGTTTCATTTTCAATCAAACTCTTTCATGGATAAAAATGACGATCCGGTAGATTTACATGACCTGACCACCAAGCATCCTGAATTGAAAAATGTGTCCGAGTTCAAAAAAGGTCCTCATGCTCTAGATTTCGCCAAGGACCATGACGAGTTCAGTACTATGGCCCATCGTATGTTAAAATCTGGCGATAGAAAACAAGTAAGAGAAGTACTGAAACATCCTGCTACTACGCCAGAGATTTTACATACGGCACTGACCGATGATGAGAATATGGATCGGCACGAGATATTCCAACACCCCAATCATAACGAAACTCATGTGACTGCGGCTATGAAGAGTCCCGACTTTGCTATTCGTTCCGATGCTGTGGGAAGCATTCATGCTACTCATGAACACCACTCACAGGGAATGGCAGACGTAAATACACATGTGAGACGGTTCACTGTTATGCACACTAAAGATCAGAAGCATATTGCGGCAGGGCTGGCAGATAAAGACCTAACTGTAAATAAAGAGGCCATGACCAATCCTCATGCCACCGAGGAGAATATAAATCAAGGAATAAGACATCATAACACTGATGTCAGGTTGCGTGCATACCAACACCCAAATGCCACCGATAATAATTTACATAATGCGATAACACCAAATGGAAATAATAAATTCGATGGTCATATTATTGCAAGAATTCCGCATTTGAAACCAGAACATCTCACCAGACTTCTAGACCACCCAGATCATGAGGTTGGTGTTATAGCCGCGATGCATTATAATAACAATTCAGAAACGGTTCATAAGGGACTGGATCATCCTCATCCGGCTGTACGATATTCTATGGCCATGAATAAAAGTCCTGCCTTTGGCCCAGATCATGTTACCAAAGCTCTAGCAGACCCAGAACATGAGGTTGGTGCGTTGGCTATGTTTAGAAAAGAACATATCAGGCCCGAACATATCGACTCAGCCGTAGCGAGTGGTCATGAAACGAAAGTTATGCAGGCGTTAAAACATCCCCTAGCGACTGATAAGCATCATGCCCATGTTCTAGAAAATAGTGGGTATAGTGGACTTCTTCGTGCACATGCAATCAATCATGCCAGCGACGACCTATTACACCACACAATAAAGAATCACCCCAGCTTTGGTGTTCGTGACGAGGCCAAAAGAGTTCTGAATAAGAGAAGCCATATGAAGGAAGAAGTCGAGACCGGCAAGTTTGCAGGGAATCAAACTTTCATCGTACCGACCGATCTGTTCCATGCTGCCCGAGAGGCCAAGAAACAAAAGAAACATTGGACTAAATATATTGGAACTGATGATGTTCATTCCCAGGCCATTCGTTCCTATGCCAATAAGAATAATAAGAAACCAATTATCCTTCAGGATAAACGTACAGGGGCGATGATGTATGCTCGATACTGAAAGAGAGAAATTGCCTGTTCTCGATGAAGAGGACGATCCCGAGGCATCGTGGATCAAGTGTTATTGGCGTCCACTCATGGCGATGCAGTACTTGTGTGTCTGTGTTTTCGATTTTATGGCCGCACCAATTCTTACAGGAATTTTGTCTGCCATATTCGGTATTCCTTATGTACAATGGCACCCGATCACTCTAGAGGGGGGTGGCTTGTATCATATGGCCATGGCCGCGATTGTGGGAATAACTGCTTATACCAGAGGCATGGAAAAGATTGAGAGAATAAAAACAGAAATAACCGAACCAAGGGCATAGAACTATGTTAACAGGAATCACGGCTATATTGGGGCTTTTAAGTAGTGTGGCCCCTAGAATAATTGGTTATTTCGAACAGAGGCAGATCGATAACCATGAAATCGAAATCACAAAGCTCAAGCTCGATGGTGCCGCCCAGCAACTTGAGATTACTAAAGACATTGCGGTGGTTAAGGCTAACGCTGAGGAAATCAAATCAATTCATGATTCTGATGATGCTAATGACGGTAGTAGCTTTATTAATGCACTCAAAGCTTCTATTCGGCCAGTCGTTACCTACTCTTTTTTCGTCATGTTTGTCGGTATTAAAACAACTGTTGCATATCTTCTGGTAGCTGGTGGGGCTGGTGGTATGGAAATCCTTTCTGCCGTATGGGATATCGAAACCATGTCCTTGTTTGGTGCCATCATGTCATTCTGGTTTGGTGCCCGTATTCTAGAGAAAATGGACTATAGCAAACTCACGAGACCTCAGTTCATCGTCACGAATAAAAAGTGAGTAACAAATTGGATGAGAATAGTAAGCATTTTTTCGGGGGGGATAAATACCCCTTCGATGACGAAGACCTGAAGAAACTCAATTTCTATTTCGATAATTATGATAAGATCAAAACTATTATCGAAGGCGAAGAGAGAATGAAATGGCTCTGGTCGAATGTAAGATTTTTGGTAGGTGGTGCCAGTGCACTCATCGTCGGTTCCTGGGCTGTGTTTGAAGTCGTAGGAAAATTTATAAAGAAAATCTATGAATAATAATAATCTACATAAACTTCGTCAATGTGTTATCGTGATCTTGATGTTTGTGGCGATATTCGCGGTTATGGCATTTGATTCCAGGCCGCCTGTCATCATACACAAGTATGAGATTAAGCAGCCAGCCTATAGGGGTGAACCTATTATTCTTAAGATCGAGGCTACCAATCTGCGAGACTGTGATGGTATCGTTTCAAGAACATTTTATTATAATGGTCTTTCCCTATCGACACCCAAGATACCCAGCATCGTTCGTGATGTCATTGGTGGCTCTGGTCGTATGAAATATACCAGGAAGATCGAACTGCCTGATTTTATCGTAGGTGAAGTAACTATGAAGACCACAGTGGAAAGGTATTGTAATTTTATTCAAGAATATTTCCCCATCTTTAGAATCAAGTCGGAACAGCCCACTAAGATATTCACTATATTAGAATCACCCTATACACCGCAGGGTCTACGTGGTCTTCCCGGTCCTGCTGGAGAAAAGGGCGATACTGGTTCTAAAGGTGACCAAGGTGAAACAGGACCAGCCGGAAAATCCTTTGACAAGCCCTAGAATTCCTTTATAGTCCCCATCCCTCTTTAAACATGGGGTTTAAACCTTGTCTGTATATCTCGATCAAGATTTCCTCTATCGTATCTCAGCAAAATTGCCCAGGTTCAAGAAGAAAGGGGAATTCCTATGGAATTTCCGCTGTGTGATCTGTGGGGATTCCAAGAAGAGTCGGACTAAGTGCCGGGGATATATTTATCGCAAGAAAGATTGTCTCTACTATTCTTGCCATAACTGCAACGAGTCTTGTAGCTTTTCCAACTTCTTGAAGAGATTTGATAATACGACCTATAATGACTATAAGGTCGAACTATTCAAGGGCGATTTCCGGTATAAGTCAAAGGACGAACCCCAATTTCTAGAAATACTCAAGAAGAAACCTGTATTCGATCATAAGAAGACCCTGAACATTCCCTCGATTGAAAGTCTACCGTCCACACACCCGGCTAAGATATATCTCACCCAGAGACAGATACCCAAAGAACATTTCAAAAATATATTTTTCGCAGATGATTTTCACTCTTTTACTATGGAAATGTTGCCAGAAAACGATAAAAACCTAATGAAAGGGGAACAAAGGATCGTCTTTCCCTACTATGATGAGAAAAATAATCTATTGGGGTTCCAGGGTCGAGCTATCTACAATTCCGAGATAAAATATATAACTATTAAGGCCAGTGATGACGCCCGAAAGATTTATGGGCTCGACAAGATCGATTTGTCCAAAAAGATTTATGTTGTCGAGGGGCCGATTGATTCCCTTTTTCTACATAATGCTATTGCTATGATGGAATCAGCACTATATAATGTGGTCAGGATATTAGGTGATCATGATTATGTGTTCTGCTATGATAATCAACCCCGCAATGTCGCAATCGTCAGAGACATTCAGAAAACTATAGAGTACGGGAAAGACGTATGTATATGGCCTGAGAACATTCAAGATAAAGATATTAATGATATGGTTCTCTCAGGCCTTTCATCTGCAATAATTCAAAATACTATCGATAGAAATACTTTCACCGGCCTAAGGGCCAAACTGGAGTTCGAGAAATGGAAAAAGATATAAAGAAGCTTTGCACTAACTGTAAATGGTATGAAGAAAATACGGTAAATGTTATTCATAAGACTATGTGGGGCCATGATCTGAAGAGGTGTACACACCCCAAGGCCGATAGAAATGCTGTTACCGGCGAGTGCCCGCCCGCGACTGATGAAAGACTTGATGTCAATTTGGGTTGGGGCAAACATAAGGATAATTGCGGTTCAGAAGCAAGACATTTCGAACCGATACCAGTATAATAAGCGAAGAATAAAACGGGGGCCTAAGATTTGGAACTGGCCTTAAATGAAGCTCCGATGCTCGCCCGTTTATTATCATGATCTAAGGTGAAACAAAAAGGATTCGAGTTATGAGAATACGGAATGCAAGAAGCTACGGCTATTTCACAAGCTACGTCAGATTACCTACCAACAGTCTATCAACAATACATCTACAAATCACGATATTCCAGATGGTTACATGATAAGAACCGAAGAGAAACATGGCCAGAAACAGTTAAACGATATTTTGATTTCTTCGAAGAACATCTTAAGACAAATCACGATCATGATATCACTCCCTATAGAGCACCGCTAGAGAACGCTGTTCTAAATCTCCAGGTCATGCCTTCGATGCGTGCCCTGATGACAGCCGGGGAAGCTCTCAAGCGTGATCATATCTGTGCCTATAACTGTTCCTATGTGGCTGTAAACAGGCCCCAGGCATTCGATGAGATACTTTATATTCTCATGAATGGTACTGGTGTGGGTTTCTCGGTCGAACAGAATGAAGTTTCTCATCTTCCTGTAGTGGCAGAAAGCCATTATCAATCAGATACTACAATTGTTGTTGCTGATAGTAAGTTGGGCTGGGCCAAGGCATTTAAAGAACTTATGGGAATGCTCTGGGTGGGGCAGATACCGAAGTGGGACACTTCTAAAGTTCGACCAGCAGGTTCCCCTCTTAAAACATTTGGTGGTCGTGCATCGGGTCCAGAACCTCTTGTCGAGCTATTTGAATTTACCACAGAAATATTCAAGAAAGCTGCTGGTCGTAAACTCACTACGGTTGAATGTCATGATATTGTCTGTAAGGTCGCTGCCATAGTTGTGGTTGGTGGTGTTCGCCGTTCAGCACTCATTTCATTGTCCGATCTTTCTGATGAGAGAATGCGTAGCGCCAAATCTGGCCAGTGGTGGATCACAGATGACCAGAGAGCATTAGCTAATAACTCTGCCGTCTATCAGGAAAAACCTTCTGTAGGTCAGTTTATGGACGAATGGAAGGCCTTGTATGATTCCAAGTCTGGTGAACGAGGAATATTCAATAGGGCCAGTGCTAAAAGGACAATCGAGAAACTAGCAGATCGCAGAGACCCTAATTATTCGTGGGGAACGAATCCTTGTGCGGAAATTCTTCTGAGAGATAAAGAGTTCTGCAATTTATCAGAGGTTATTCTAAGAGCCGAGGATACCGACGAGACCATTGCTCAGAAGGTCAAGTGGGCCACCATTTTAGGGACATGGCAATCGACCCTGACCAACTTCAAATATATTTCCAAGAAGTGGAAAGAGAATTGTGAAGAGGAAAGACTGCTTGGTGTTTCTCTGACCGGCATCATGGATTGTCCTCTTACGAATGATATTGATGATGATTTTGGTCTAGAACTCAGATTAAAGGGATGGAAAGATGTCGCGATCCAAACGAATAAAGACCTCGCCCAAGAGATTGGCATTAACCCTTCGGCTGCAATTACTTGCGGCAAACCAAGTGGCACAGTTTCCCAGTTGGTCAATGCGGCCAGTGGTATCCATGCTCGATATGCTCCATACTATATCAGAACAGTTAGAGCCGACAAGAAAGACCCCCTCGCGAAGATGATGGTTGATCTGGGCTTCCCGGTCGAGGATGATATCACCAAACCTAAGGATAATTATGTTTTCTCGTTTCCTATTAAATCGCCAGAAAATGCACTATATAAAGACGGCATTACTGCCATAAGCCAGCTAGAGTTCTGGCTTATGTATAAGAAGCACTGGACAGAACATAATCCGTCTGTTACCATTACGGTTAAAGAATCTGAATGGCTGAGTGTAGGGGCCTGGGTTTACGACCATTTTGATGATATGACGGGCGTTTCATTCCTGCCCGCCTCGGACCATATCTATAAGCAGGCACCCTACCAGGACTGTACCGAAAAAGAGTATAATGAATTACTAAATAAGATACCAAAGGACGTGGCATGGTGCCAACTGAAAAACTATGAGAATACCGATAGTACCGAGGGAATGCAGATTTTGGCATGTAGTGCAGCAGGAGGATGTGAGATATGAAATCAAGAATAGTTGAATTTAGAGATAAAAATTATCCACCATACTACCACACCTCGCCCTCGCAGTATCCAATAATAGATATGATGTTGATACGTCAAACAGACCTGTTTATGATAAAAGCACAATTAAGAGCAGAAACAGAAGAAGAATAAAAAATGGCCAAGGAAGTATCTACAATATTATGTATAGAGTGTGAAAGTGAATATAAACTACTTTTTGATCTGAATAAGACAAGCGGGCACCCCAAGTTCTGCCCGTTCTGTTCTGGTGAGGTATACAATGAGGAAGATGATATCAACAACAACGAGGATGATCAATAAATGTGTGCAGTCTCAGCAGTAATGGATAATTGGAAAAATACTTGGCCAAATATACCACCAGTAAATTTTCCCAGTAATCCTTTTCCCGGTCCTATTACTGTACAACCACCACTAAAGCTCATGCCAGATTATCAGCCGTTGTTTCATGATCCTACCGAGTATGTCACGAAGGAAGAGTTTGATAAGCTCAAGAGAGAATTCGAGGCATTCAAAAAGCTTCTGCTGGCGGCCAAGGAATATGATGAGGCCACCGATCAGCCCGATTGTGAGATGGAAGAAAAGGTGGCCCTGGTGCGGAAGGTTGCCGATACTCTGGGCGTCAATGTCGATGATGTATTCGGTCAGTCATGAAGACCTTTAGATATTTTTTAAATGAAATGAGTAAACCGGAATTGATGATTTCTGATCTACAACGACAAAATGCCAAAGATAATGTAAGTCAGGCTATTGTTCATATGCATCCCAATCATTTTTTACAATTGACAACGGGTTCTTCTTTAGCAAAAGAACAAATTAAAAGAAATGCTCAACCCCTGGAAAATTACAACAAATATTCTGGACCTGGGGGCGATTCAATTGTACATCCCTTTCTTCGGGTTCAATTAGATGACAAAGGTGGGGGAACAGTCAGTGGTCATGAAGGACGACATCGAGCGGCGGCTGTTCTGAATGCTGGAGGTAATTCCATGCCAGTTGCTATTCAACTACGTCCTCATAGAGATATGAAAAAAGAGAAATATGATTTGGGATATGATAAACACATGCCTGATCATCTTACATCACAATTTAATCCTCATTTAACTATTGCCAAATCCAATTTCAAAGTCAAGGAACATTTATGGGGTCATCAAAAAGAAGATATTTAGGTCTCGGCCCCGACATACATCTGATCAAATACATGCCTAGGCCTAGAGGTTGGTGGCGTACCTAAATCCCTGGACCCACAACTCACTTCCTATAGATGATTCGGAAATCCCCCCGGGTGCTGTCTCCTTCGTCTACCTCATTACCAATACCCAGAACAACAAGAAATATATTGGTAAGAAAATGCTGTTTTTCTCTAGGACCAAGAAGGTCAAGGGTATGAAGCAGAAAAAAATCATTGATTCTGGGTGGAAAACATACTATGGTTCAAATAAGACCCTGATCGAAGACCTCGAAAAATCCTCACCAGAAGTCTTTAAACGGGAAATTCTGGAATTCTGCTACTCTAAAGCCGAAGCAAATTATCGTGAATTGAGAGAACAGATGTTAAATGATGTTTTATTTAAGCCAGATGAATATTATAATTCATATATTGGAACTCGTATTAGTAGAAAGCATTTTAAGCATCCTATTTCTTTTTCGTGATGCAGTTCTTTTTTCAATACTTTCTTTACTATGTTTCTTACCCAACATACCATATGTTGCACATTTTTCTGGGAATCTTTTTTTCTTACCTTTATGACTTTCACTAATTCTTTTTCTGTGTTCATCTGTAAATTGTCTATTCATTAGAGTTTTAGAAATTTTTCGTTTCGTTTTTTCTAATATAGGTTTACCCTTTAAGGCTAGTGATATCTTTTTCTTTATTTCTTCCGACCAGGGCTTCCCTTTGTTCCAAGGAACTCTATTAAGAGTATTGAAAGATTTTCCCGCAGTACCAAGATTTAAGAACTTTTCTGAATATACCATTTTCATTCTTCTAATAACTTTATCTTCCCACTCTAATGCTTTTTCCGGCATGATGAAAGTTTTTCTGATTTCTATAATATCAGGTTCTCCATTTAGTTCTCTAAATTTTGTCACACATTCCGAGGAAGTAAAATAGGTGTTCCATAAATTTGATGGATTGGCGGTTTTCTTTTTATTTCCTGTCTCTACTCCATAATACCATTTATTGAGCCGAGACCAACCTATTAAGTATGTATATGGTAGATATGTCTGTTCCATATACATATATAGTAAAACGAGAATTTTGAACCTTTATATTTCGAAACTAGAAACTTGACATCTTGCGTGGATTCAGTGTAAAATCTCTAGATCACATGTGAAGAGGTTGAACCCCCATCATGATTAGATGTCATATGAAGAGCAAGAATATGGTATTTTGCTATATTACCACCAATGGTCGTGATGTATGGCGACTTAGAAATAAGATGTATCGGATGCTTCAGATCGATATTCGAGAAGGTCTTGATATTAATCTGGAGAATTATGGTTATGCCGTGACCACGAATTTAGAAAATCTTAATGATATCAAACCCCTATAGTCTTAGCTATGCATTATAACATAGCAGCTATGCTTTAACCCCCATTTACTTCCATATAAATCCTGATACATTGCGGATGTTGGTTGGACAGAGCGGAACCGGGAAGTACCAAGGTCTAGAGAAATAGTTCTGGATCAGGTCGCAAGCTTCCAGGTCTTTTATGATGGGAAACGTGACCGTCACCCACTTTATGAAGGAAATGTCCATGACTAAAAAATGGGTTATTGTCGAGGGTCCTGAGATGGTGGTCGTGAAAGAATTTGATACACTAGAAGCTGCGATCAATAGAATGGATCGTCACTATACAGCCAAAAAGGCCGCTGAACTTCAGCCAGCCATTGGTAAGGTGCTGCCAGATGGTGATATTACTTTCGAATGGTGAGGAGAATTGAAAATGGCTAAGTTGGTCTATAAGAGGAAGAAGCCGAATGGTGGCCTTAAGAATCTTGTTCGTTATAATGTCGAGAGGATAAATGGCCAGCCCTTCGGTCAAATCTGGACCTGGAAGAATACCAAGGACACATGGCATCCCTGGCACGCCAAGCCTCTTAATGGTGAGCATAAGACTTTCTTTGGGGATAAGAATGTCGATCTGCGGCACGCCAAGGCCTATATGGAAAGTTGTCTTTAACAGGAGAAGTGACTATGTATACGTCTGGTGCTAATCAAGTCTATGAGAATGTGGACTTGTTTCGTAAGAACAAGAAGGAAGATAATTCCTATGAAGGCAAGGCATTCTACCAGGGCAATCGAGGTTCTTCCTGGGCCAACAAGAAGCGGTTCAAGAAGGAAAAGTGGTGAGAGATATGAACCTGTCCGATATGACGGCAAATGATCTGAAGGTTATTGCCGAGAATCTGCGGTCTGGTGGTCTACTGGCGGTCATGGATATGGTCAACAACCATAATGTTGACAAAGCCTCTGATCCCAACTATAAGACAGTGGACACCAGGACGTTCTTTAATAT